ATTGTCTTTATAAGTAGCTCGTATTGATGCCCATTCTGGAAACTCATCTGAGAACCCGCGATAGAAGAACTCAGAGAACCAGTTGTTGCGACCCCGTGGCGTGGATATGAATAATGCTTTTGAATTAGGCTTATCTAGTGTGGGACGTAGTGCTACGTTGAAAGCATCCTTTCCATCTGCTAGTGCGGCTTCGTCAAAGATAATTAGGTCATAGCTTCGTCCTACTGTAGAGTCTACCTGATTCACAGAACCCATACGAATCGTGGACCCGTTAGAGATTTCAATGACTTTATCTTTTGCGTTATCTTTCGTTACTTCTAAGTCAAAATGCTTAATCAAATTTCTTTGAAGATCAAAAGAAATCTGAGACAAGGCATAGTTGGGTGACATAATAAGAATATTGGAGCCGGGTACTAGAGACACGAGCTGTCCAATAATGTTCGCTATGTACGTTTTGCCCTGTCGCCGGGAGACAGCTGCACAGACAAAACGGTACTTAGGGTTGTTTATCGCATTGATAATTGCTACCTGCGATGGTAAAGCTGTGACTCCCAGCAATTCCAAATAGGGATCGACTGGGAGTTTAAGAAACCTTGTCTCAGATTGTAAATCGTATATCTTGTCGGAGAGAATATCTCTCCTACTTATTTCTACTGCCATTATATTTTACCAGTTAAAAAATCCATTGGAGCAAGAGGACAACGAGTGCGCCTTCTGCCATAAAAAGCATCCATGGATTAACTCCATAACCTTTTAATAATTCACCGAATTTATCGTGCCACTTCTTTACAAACTCCATCTTAATCCTCCTCTTCTAGCTCATCATCGAGCATATCACATTCACAAGGGTCACATTCGCAATCTTCGCATTCACAAGAAGGCTCTATAAAATAATTATCATCATCCAGTTCAGGAATACCTAAGTCAGGCGCGTTACCAGCTATTGATGCTTTTGCCGCTGCTTCAGTTACAAACTTATGTATGTTACCTGCAGAATCTCTATAACACCATTTACCACGTTTTTCAAAAATCATAACACTAACTCCATTAGCACCGCTACGCTTGATAGTAGCATGCCCTTGAGCACTACGTCGCTCGAACCTTCTTCAATATCAGTAGTGCGCTTAATATCTTCAAGCAACTCTTTAGCTTCCGCTTTAGATATTAATTCTCTCTTCAGGCCTTCTTCTACCTCTAGTAGTGCTGTAGCTTTGAAGGATATGTCTTCGTTACCGCTGTTTACTAAGTCCGTTAAGGTACTCATTAAAATCTCCTCATTATAGCATTAGCAATATCTCTGCTCTGCTTTTCTAAAATCTTTTTCTTAATAGTGCAGAAGTAGGTTGACATAACTTCTGGCATTGGATCAGTTGTTTCTTTCATAAGATGTACTAACTTGCGTACATCCTTAGACTTCTTGCTTTCAGTATAAAAGTAGAGTTTATCAACACTGCCTTTAATTCTTCCCACTCTGGGAGCATCGCAATCTAGCCTATCTACTTCATAACGGACATGTACCGCTAGTAGGGATTCATTGTCATCATAAAAACTTGGTATGTAACTGCATCCTGACAGTAGTAGTACCATTATTAATATTTGTTTCATTACTTCTCCTTATTTTTCCCAATTGTTTGTGATGCAAAGAACGCGGCAACAATACCGGCTACTGCGACAAAGTATGTCGGGGCCATGCTACCTAATGTTTTCTGCGCTTCATCTAAGCCAAACAGACTCGCTAGTACTACTGCGAAGGGATATAGTAACATACCCCCTAAAGAGAACCATGCCATGTTACGCTGTGCGTCTCGCATTGCATCAGCATCTTCAAGTTCTTTTCGTTTGAACTCCATGTACATGTCGTGTTCGGCAGTGGATACTTCGCCATCACCATTAGTATCTGCTGGGTGGAACTCTTTTTTCTCGTCTACCATTTGACTTTATCCGCCCAATATGCCGCTGACATCTTGCCTTTAGCTATATTCTTGCCATGTCTGGCCTTGAAACTTTTACGTTTTGCTTTCATTGCGGCCGATTCGCCGGCCTTGGGTTTCCCTGCCGTTTTAGCTCCCTGCTGGCCGAAACGTATAGTCTTAATCTTACTACCTACTTTAGCCACAACTATGTGGGACTTACTCTTATGTCCTGGAGTACGCTTAGCTTTATTAAACTTTGATACACCGGCTCTTTTTAATCTTGAATTTTTCTTCTTCTTTACCGCCATTATTATGTCCCCTTAATAAGACGAGTAATTTTACTTACTATCATCTTAATTGCAGTGAAGTATGCCCAGCCATATCCGTAAATAGCATGGAAAGTATGATTCTTCTCAATCTCTGCTTTCCCCCCAAACTTACGAGTCCAGTTATCAACATACTCTCCTTTGTATCGGAGTACTGCATGAGAGACTTTCCACTTGCTAGGCCCTACACAGCAGATACCTGCTTGGTGTGTAATGAGCATCCACCACATTTTTAAGTGGCTCTTTCCACATAGTCTGTAAAGAATAGATAAAGAGTAGTCCTCACAATCGCCTACAAACTTACCGTTCTCATCTTCTGAGTAAATAATCTTCCAAGCGTCGGCCATGCCATACTGCTCAGAATCAAATCTGTATTCCCATTTTGCTGTAAAATCTGCAACAATTTTGTCTCTATGTAAAGGCATCTACTTACCTCTTTTCTTAGGCTTCTTTTTCTTAGGACGCCCTACTGTTGAACCGTATGTACCTCTACCTTTTGGCATTATTATACTCCTCCCATAGTAGTTAGTGTAACTACTAAGCCTGCTAGAAATAGTATTACCGTACCGCCCATCACGGTCATACGGCTTTCAATTCTTTGCATTGATCGGTCAAGTTCTTCTAGTCTATAGAAGCATGTTTTCCAGCGTTCTTCACATTGAACTTCGTGAATATGAAAGTCTCCCTCAAGGTCATGCACCTTTGGAAGTACTTCTCGAAATTGTTGTAAGTCGCTATTGTTCCATTCGTCTTTAGTCGGTTCCATTCAAAAGTTTTTCCATTAGCTTACCATAATTTCCCTGACCAAATGGAACAGCTTCATTAATCTGTACATTCGTTTGGTTCTTTATGCTTCCACCCTGTGCCTTCTCAAGATCGGTCTGTGCCTTAATCTCGTCAATGCGCATTTTATGTGCCATCTGTAATAGGTCTGCTAGATCCTTGCTAGAGTACACACCCGACTCGCGGGCTTCTTCTAACTTGGAAGCTATCATGTCATCTAGTAGGCTGCCTATATTGTTCTTATTCCTGTATCCCATATCTAAGTAGATAGTGTCAATATACTGCTTCACTTCTCGCTTGTTAAGCACCTCTACTACTTCAGGTTCAGTAACCTGAAGATGCTGGCAGACACCCGCGATGTTGCCAAACATCAGATAGCTATTCGCAACTTCGAGTCCCTCTGGACTAATTGTAGTTAATTCTTTTGTCATGGTTTAGATTATACTCATTTGAGGGTATTTTGTCAAGATATATTTTTCCTACCTAGGAGAATATATCTTAATCAGTTCTTCTTTTCCTTTTACTTTTATATCGCCTATTTCTGTTACATCGTACTCAGGAGACAGTTGTTCTGCGGTATAGCTCGATATAATAGTTTTGTACTCTAAATACTCGTGTCGTGCGGCAGTGGCTTCGAGTCTTGCCGCAAGGTTAACTGCATCCCCAATAACCGAGTAATCAAATCTAGACTTAGAGCCCATATTACCAACAATGCAATCGCCGGTATTAACACCAGTCCCAACGTTGATATCTGGTAGACCTCTTGCTTGGTAAAGTTCTTTAAGTTCATTAGTTTTCTTCTCTATTTCGATTGCCGACTTGACTGCCATGTCCGCATGATTATCACAAGGTAAAGGCGCATTCCAAAATGCCATTATGCAGTCACCCATGTATTTGTCTATAGTTCCACCGTTACTCAATATGATCTGACTCATAGCATCGAGAAACTCGTTTACTAGTTCTACTAGTCCTTCTGGGTCGTCTTTGTTTTTGTAAAATTCTGAAATGGGGGTGAAGCCTACGATATCCATAAACAGAAAAGACATCTCTCGTCGATCTCCGCCCAGCTTCAACATCTCAGGGTTCTTTTGTAGCAGAGCTACTTGTCTAGGATCTAAGTATGTTTCAAACTGTTTTCTCACTTGTTGACGTAGTTTGAATTGTATGTAAAAGTTGTTAAACGATGCCGAACAAAATATTAAGACGTATGTGAGGAGAGGGTAACTTATATCAAGTAAAACTTTAGC